AACTGCAATACACCTTTACCAGTATCTTCTACTTCATAATCTATATTACCTTCATCTTTTTTCTTTTGCAGTACATTTCCTCTCGAGGCGATACCCACAACTTGATTTGCATAGTAAGGTTCTTTTCGGTCTTTGTCTATATCTAAGACACGAGGGCCTAGCCATTGCAGTTCATTTTTTTCTTCATTAGGTATAATTTCCTCAATTCCTACTGTGAGAATATCCCCAGGCTCGGCCTTAATTGTCGTGTTGAAAGTATTGCCAAAGTTTACGTATGCTTCATCATTGTGTTCAATAACATTAGTGTAATCAGCATCTCCAAGCAGTGCACCGCAGTGATAGTTATAAGTATCACTGTCTTTAGTAGTATTGCGTTCAAACACTATTACTTTAATCTCAGCCTCTAATTTTATCTTTGACCAGTCTTCTGCACTGCCATTAAGGCTCCATACACTACTTAAAGATTTTATCAGAACTCCCTCACTTTGAGGTAGTCTGGATAGTTTATTGAAAGCAGATTCCAGCTCTTTCTTATTATTACATGATACAAAATTAGTAAGGCCAAAGTTTTCACTTGATTTTAAGTATTTGCTATAAAAAGCTTCAAGCTGCTTACGACGCTCTTTCAAAGTCTCTTGATGTATGTCTTTTGAAAAATAGGGCAAGTCAAAACATATAGCTTTAACTACTTCATCATCTGCTAACTCAGGTTTATCAGCCATAAGCGTCATAAGTTTAATACGAGGCAAAGGCTTACTGTTTTTATCGATACCTAAGTTAAAGTCTAATATGAAGTCCTCTTTAACTTTAGAGAGAGTATCTACTAAATCAGGAAATACTTTATTTCTATCCTGGTTACCTTCAGTCCATATTTTAAGCCTATCACCAAGCTTCTCAGCGATACATCTAAAACCATTAAGCTTTTCTTCTACATCTACAGGCCACCTGTCTTTAATCCAATCAGAAATATCTTCGAACTTAAAAGCCTCAGTTATATGAGCCATACTAGGTTTAGGAGGTGCATATTTGCCAAAGGGTTTAAGAAGCTCTGTTTTCTCAACAAATGTGTGTTCAGCTTTGAGTATAAGTATGGAAGTATTATCGCCATCAGGCACCTTATGGAGTTTAATTTTCTTATCAGAGAGATCCATATTCGACAACACTTGTTTTCTGAAGTCCAACTGGTCCTTAAAAACTTGTTTGTGTGTAGTGTCTTTTCTTTTACCTAAAGGCACTATGAAGATAACACGTCTTTTAGCTACTCGTCTGGCTTCGTTGATAACCCCCTTCATGTTGTCCAAATGCTCAAGTACATGAATGCCAATAACATTATCAAAAGAGCTGTCTTCATAGGGTAACTCTTCTTTCTCTAAGTCTACTTCCTGAACTTTAAGCTTTTTATCTTTGCACATTTGCAAAGCCAGTTTATTGTTGTCAACTCCTTCGAGCTTATATATACTAGACAGTCTTTTCTCTAAACGCCCAGAACCACAGCCCAAAGAAAGGACAGTGTCGCCGATTAGATGTTTAGTAAGCTCTCTGTAGTCAGTTTCAAAAGCATCTGACCATGTGTCCAGATTATCATAGTAAGTTTTTTCACTAGCACTACTAGACTTGTGATAGTCCTCTTTTACAGTTACTTTCTGAGAGTCTTCCTTCGCACGCAGCACCAAGTCAAACAATGGTATGTAAGTGCTGTGAGGTCCTTTGACAGAGTAGATGAACTCCTTATCCTTTTTAGATAACACCTCTTGCTTATCAAAAACTCTCTTTAGTTTAAGCTCCAGACCAGTGTCTCTTTTAGACTCATCCTCTCGTAGTATGATGTCTAAATCTTCGGCTTTCTGTAAATTGTTAACAGCAGAGCCTCCCAATGATACATAGTCAGGGACAATAACTATATCTCCAAGGCCGGCTACATCAATGCCTAATTTAGCTATCTCCATCGCTTTCTTAAAAGCAGCTCTATCTATATCCTCTGTGCTATGCTCTAACTTACGCTCATTGTATTCTTTGAGCAGCATACGATACTTGGCCAAAAACTCCGAACGGTTTAAGCTGCCTACTACTGCTTTATCATTAGACTTAAAGTTCTTGTTCCAAAGCTGTATAAAGCGTAGACGCAGAACTAACAGCTCTTTGTCAGGAGCCTTCGAAAGTTCAGTTTGTGTTATCTCTTCTATACGCATATATAACTATGTTCCTTGTTTATAAAGCACTAATAACCATGTTACTACTGCTACAATACTAGCTACTATAAGATATTTCAATATCTCTAGCCAGAACTTGTGCCACTCACTAGAGCTGCTTCTACCATTCCATAAAGTGTTTAACTTAGATATAACTCCTGGATTCTCAAAAAGCACAGAGCGGTTGTCTGCTACGTCCCTTTCTAACATTTCATGCTGCTTAACATGCTCTGCTTTCCAGATAAGCAACTGGCCCACTTTATCATCAATACTATCTAGCTTTTCATAAATCTTTTTACCGTTTAGTTCAGTCATAGTTCACTCCACAACAGGTAGCATAGCACACCTGCAGTTTGGGTGAACAGGTATTATGTCACTAGCTCTGCCAATAGAATACTTTTTACTATTCATAGAGTCACACACATCACAACAACCAGGATAAGCAGAAAATTCAACTTCTTTGATACCCACATCCTCAAGACTTTCTACATAACCTAAATTCTGTGCCCGGGCAGTCTCAGTTCTTGCAATAATCTGAGTTCGACGTCTGTGTGTTTTATCTGCATACTTTTGTACCTTGTGGTTTATATCTTCCGTAGTAAGAGCAGGGTATTTTTCTGAAAGCAAATTATGATAATTCATAACAGACTCAGTTTGTCTTTCAGTAAGTCCTACTAATGGTCGCAACTCACGAGCAACTTTATCCATCGATTTGCCTTCTTTGATGCCGTCGGCAATATAAACACGTATCCCTTTGCGAGTCTGGTCATTCACTTCTCTTACCAGTTCTGCTACAAACTTCTCAGCTGCTTCTACTGCCATCACATTCAGGACGTCAAAACTTCCTTCTATTTTAAGTATATCATAAGCAGTATCACCACCATCTTTCATAAGGGATAAAGCAGCTGGTTTAAGAATTTCTTGACCTTTATGCTTCAGATACTGCCAGTCAGTTAGTTCACTTGTTATGTCCTTAATAAATTTCTTAGTCAAATCACTTTGGATTTGCTTAATAGTAAGAGCGAACCATTTCTGTATAGCTTCCTGAAATATCTTCTCATTACGCCGCAAATGCCAGTCCAACTTGCGATGCATCCGGTTCAGCCTGACTTTTTGTAAAGCAATTTGCATTACATTTCCTCTTCCAACTCTCCTACTTCTATTAAACTGCTGAGCATATAAAACTTGTCTCCACCGGCGTAAGGCTTATAACCCAGTTCATTACGTGCCTCATTGGGCGTAAGCACACCATGCTGAATTTGCTGAAGCATTCTAGCAACTTCAGCATTGTAATCCCGGAGGTCGATATTCTCAAACTTAAACTCATAGTTCTCACTCTGTAGAATCTTATCATTTATTATTTCTTCCAAATCTGTTTGTAAGGGTTCAACAACACTTTGCACATATATACGAGTTGCTTCTTCTGCTACGTTACCACCGAGTTTGCCTATTATTCTAACGCCTACTCTTTCAGGCGGCATAGAGTAAGCTGTAAGAATATCCTCCCGACAGTCTTGCTGATAGAACCTGAAACTGGCTTCCTTAACATCCACTGTCAGTGGCTTATAAGTAAAGGTGCAGTTTTCAGGCTGAGTTACTACCAATGTCCTATGGGCGTTTTCAGTACCACGTATTTCTTTATTTAAAAATTCAGTAATAGTTTTATCAGACCCCTCTTCCCAATCGCCTTCTAATATAATTATGGCCGAGGGTATGCCATAGTTTTCGAAGAAGGCAAGGTTGTAATCACGCAGCCCCATTAGCCCTAACACATCGCCGGTGGCAGCTACGAAATTAGGGATGCCATAATAGTCAGACTTAGGATAAAAATTCTTATAAAATATCAACTCATTAGCACGAACGTCTAAACTAAAGTTTCCTTCTTCACCTGTCTTGGCTGAAAAATCTTTGTCGATATTGAACTTCTTGAACCACACTTTTTTGTTGTTGCGTATCTGACAGTACTTCTCTTGACTGCTGTGTACTCTTATGGTATGTGCGGGGACGTGATAGAGTTCTGCTATTTCCCCTTTATTATTTCTAACCACTTCTAACCCAAACCATCCTACTGAACCCCAGTCTATTATGAGTTGTTTAAGTATGGATCTAAGAGCTAACTCTGGAGAAGGCTTCTGTAAAAACTCCTGCAATCGAGTAAGCTCTTGTTTGGATTCTTGATGGCCTTCTTTTAAAGACAATCCCCAACCCAAACCTGCCACGTCAACAGCAAGTTGATTGACACACCTATACAGCACCGAGTTAGATTCATATAGTTGTAATAGCGTATCTGGCAAATAAGGTGGCCATACAAGGTCGTTTTCAGTGAACCACCTGTCTTGTTCCTTCAACTGCTTAGAAGACTTTTGTATCTCTGCCTTCTTTAACACAGAATAAGGATAAACACCCTT